AACTCCCGGGCGTGCCTACTATATCAGTAGGCACATACCCACCTCTGCTTGATGTTGACGGCAGAGGGACGTCCAGAGCGCTCTAGATGTTTGTCATCAGAGACGAGAGGGTTAAGGATGTCGGTCCAGTGTGGATCAGCATTCCGACTCTCGAGTCTTAACAAACACTTTAGCAAGGCACCATATCCATCGAGGTTATCTCGAGGGGGTTTGGACGACTCACAGTAAGCCTTTACCAAAGGCCGCTGTAAGTTAGGACACTCCCTTTCGGCTTGGTAGCCTAATACGGAATGCCTGCCTATTGCCTGAGATGTCTCAGCCACTACAGGCCAAAGCTTAACAAGCTTTGACATGTAATGGTCGAGAAAATCGGCACTGTGCCAGAGACCAGCGAAATACAACTGGTTTCTTAAAGCAGCAGTACCAATAATCTCAGGAGCGTCTGTCAGTTGGGTTGGGAAATTACAACGGACTTTTACGACTGATACGTCGTGACCGTCATAATATTCCTTACCGCAAGACTCTCTGAACCTTCCAGTCCAGAAACTCTTGCCTCCATTTACCTTGAAGCCATATGCCTCAAGTTCATGGACAACTGAGTGCACAAAATCTACGGGGACAATGATGTCATCCCCGTAGACACGCACGGACCCGACAAGCCGATGAAGGTCTTGCCGGGTAAGTGGCCTATTGAGCTCCCGCTGAATCCCAAGGAATATGACAACCAAGAAGGTCATCGCTTCCATAGGGAAACAGAGAGCTGAACCCATAGACGCAAACTTGGAGAGGGGTATGACCCCATATCCAGGCACATCTGCCGTCAAAGCCCTGCAAGATTGCACCGCCCCGAAGAGGGTCGGTGTAAACCATAACAGGTCTTCTACATGCAGATTGGAGACACGATCCGATGCTTCGCTAAGATCTAGCGTCGCGAGAGACCCATCTTTAGAACCTTGCAGCGCAAGGTCCTGATTAGGGGTCTGATCGGAGAATCCAATGAAATGGGAGAGTAGGTAATTCTCTTCTATTCCATTCACGAATAATGGCAACAGAGCCTGTTGCGTGTATTGTCTACACGTAGACTCTATCGCAATGATTCGTGGTGTCTTCAGCGTTTTAGGAACCGTAATTACCTTAGATGGCAATTCGGATCCAGGTTCAAGCAAGTCTATCGGTTCGGCGTCAAGAAAATGACGCCAGCTAGAGAACAGATACTCCCCATGTGGGAAGTAGTCCTCTAATCGCTCCGTCCACTGCTGCTGTGCAAACTTTCGGTTGCCCTTAAGTTTGTCAGCAGTAGCACCGGGACCGTGCTTAGGGATCATCTCACCATTATAGACCATACGGTCTATAGAAGTGAAAAGAGATCCGTAAAGCAGCACAGACATATCACGAAAAGCGTCTCGCTGTGAGTCGCTACGTGTTGCGTCTGATGCACGGACTTGCTGTTCACACTCGATATACCCTTTAAGAGCTTTACCTACCCTTGCATCGCTACAAGGGAGGTTCACTTTGCTAAACAAGTTACAAACTTGTCGAACAGCGTGAATGCACTCTATAGAAGGATTATCGAGCATAGTACCACTCTTTACGTCAAACACATTGCTAGTGAAACCTGAAAACATTTTCGGGAGACACCCAGTCTTTGCATATCCTGCAAAGTCTGTAGAGCAAACCCTTCCTTGGTCAAGACAACTCTCGAAGTCTTTTCCAAATTGGGGTAGGGTTATCGTCAGAAACGATAGCCCCTCATGTTCGACGCGATCCTTGATCTTTTCGAGATCAAGGTTGGTGCTAGTGCAACACCACATACTCAAATCAATGAGTATGTACCGCAGAAGTAACAAATGGCTTTTCACTAATTCCTCCGTAATTCAGGGGGTGATTAGGTCCACGTCATAGCTAATTCTGCCCAAAGGGGTGCTAATGATCACTACCAAGCCAGATGATGATCTGGTTTGGGAGTCTTTGATGACCGTCACGTCTCCACTGAAGGAGACGTGAAGTGAGTTGATTGGCAGTAAGTTGGTGAGTAACCAACCTACTGTTATCAGCTCTGGCCACCGAGGACATCAGTGATGTTATCACCCGTCCCCATCCACGACCCAAGGGCCGCGGCGAGGTCAGCCAGATCCGTAACTGAGAATCCGGTCTTAGGAGCGTCGAAGACAATGTAGCAAGCTGCATTGACTGGGACGCTAAGACCAGAAACCAGTGGATCTGATACGACCTTGGAGACGTCAATACGGGCAACACGACGCGTACGCTTGTTGTAAGCGTGCGAAATCGTCAGCTTAACAAGGCCGTCACTCGAAGAGTAGACGCCCGAGTTAGGCCCGACACCAGTTCGCGGAAGCGAAATGGTATCGGCGCCCACAGTGACACTTTGTGGATCAGAAAAAGCCATGACATTACCTCATTGGTTAAGTCCACGTCTAACGTGGTCACGTAGCGATTTGCTACATGCTAATAGACAGGGTTAGATATTCCCTGAAAGTTACTTGTTGCGACATCTACAGTCGGGACGATGAACCGGAGATCCTGGAATACAAGGTTTGTATATCAGGACATTCGGATCTTCGTCAACGCATGGGAACGTACCAGTACAAGTATATTCAAACAATTGTAGATTGAGTTCTACACGTTTGAAGATACAAGTTCTGACACAAGACTCACACGCTCGACCGATGTCCGGGTGAACAATGCGCCCCTTCATATTGGGGACCCATTAGCCAGCCCGAGTGCTACGACAGTGGCCCACTGACGGTCATTGAAACCATCAAAGGTAATGCCGAAGCCATAAGGAGATGCTTGCACGCGGCGCTTAGTCGTCTTCGTTAGTTGACGAGTAAGTACCATATCGACCCCTGGGTAGGATTTAAGTTTCAGTCCTCGAAGGGTATCGTCCCACACTATGGATTTCTCTTCCATTATGTAGGCGTGCTTGAGTACAAGGCCATCATTCTGAAAATTGACAATATTGTGGAGAGTATCCCCAGTGTTGCCAAACCAGTCTGCAGCCCAACTCCAAGGTGCTAACTTCCACAGGTTATCAGGTGTCAAACGAATGCCAAGAAGCTTGTTAGCTTCGGCTTCGAACCTATCATACCTCTTCGATAGAGGAGGTAGATAATAGGTGAAAACACCAGAAAACCAATGTTTTGTGGATTTGCGCTCGAAGCGCGTTAGCTCCCCTGCAATATTATCCCAAATGGCGAGGTGGCTCATAGTTGGTGATGGGTATACCCCAGTATCAACATATGGACCATTGAACTCGTCTTTAGAGGGAAAATTGTAGGTGACACGCATGTCATGTCCGGACTTATCCTCATACTGTTTTAGGATGGTTTTATGATCCTTAACAGCATGACAGAATTTCCGGATATCACTAACAAGTGGCTTCCATCCGAAGTCGTAATTCAAATAGGCGCTACCCGCAGAACGGGCAGCGGCAGTTGAATCACGCCAAGCAGATAGAGGTCCACCGGGTGTGATGGCTCCTTCAGAGACCATCTCACCAATAGTGACGGCAAGCGTCGATACCGGATTTGTGGGAGAACTCCTCGAGATTGCAGTTGTTCCAAGAGCACGTAGAGTGCTTTTAGAAGAAGCTACAGTCGGAGGAAAATGTTCATTCCGCAAATTCGACCTGATCCAGAAATCACCGTAGTAGTGATCACCGGCAGGTACTAACGGGTCAGAGTAGTGACCAAAATGCTTTGGGCCAGGGCCCAAGGAGTTTGTCTCCTTGTACTCTCGCTTAATTGCATGGAAGTCGCCTCCTACATCCAGAGAGGAACGAAACCAATCGTGCCCGTGGTTGTAGGATTCAATGACATCGTTAGTGAATATCTTGTAGTCCTCAAAAGTAGAGTGAGGAGGGAAGGTGGTATAATCATTCCACCATTCCTTCGCATCCGACACTATAAGTGTCGTTTTACTCGCACTAGTGGGGCCTACAGTCATTGGAATTTCTCCTTATGTTTTGTTACGACAGCCATGCGGCTCGTAAGCCGTTTAGGCTGGCGGGTGTTGTACATTAAAGCACTGGGTAGGCCTTTAGGGGCCTA